GAAGGTATAAGTAAACTTCTTTGCTCCCTCTAATTTCTCACCAAAATCTTGAATATTACTTTCAGCTTTATCAGCAACAACTGTGCCTTTGGTGGTTAGTTTTTCAGCTATTGCATTGTTATTTGGGCCATAATCAGATATAAATTTAGCTGACTCCGCTCTGCTTTTATCTGGGTTATCTGAATGTTCGAAAGAGAAGTCATCCGCAAATACCTCTTCCCATTTTCCTAGGCTAATATATCCAGCAACAGCCTCGCGTCTATTTTTTAAGTTTGAAGATAATATATTTTGTTTAAATTCTTCTTTTTGCGCTTCGGTTAGTTTTTCATACTCAAGATGTCCTAACTCATGCAGTACTGTTTGTGATGGATCAGTTGCATCTGCACTAATCATTATTTGCTTAAGTTTCTTATCTACATTAGCTTGCTCACCCAATTCAAATTTATAAGGAGGGTCAATGCTAACTTTTGTTACACCAAGAGATTTAAGGAGTGATCTTATAGTTTCATTTTTTAATATATCCTGAAACAATGGCATCTTAAGTGATGCTACACTCGAATTATTCTCGAAAGATATACCTTCTATTGGTTCAATATTTTCTTGCTGAACAGTCTGGCTATTAGCTGACTCAATTTTTTTATTATGTTTCCGATCAAGAATGCCATCCATAAATTCTTTATGGTGAGTTTCTTCACCTCCACCGATATAAAACATCACAGACCGTAATCTGTCAGTAAATCCCTGTTCTTTTTTGAGTTCATTAAACTTTCTAATGCTGACCTGCGCTCTATGACCATTAGTATCTTTTAGTCCAACCGTGGCGCCTTGAAATTCTTTAGCTAAAATTTCGGTATTTGTATCGCTACTTAAACTTATATCACCATCTGAGAATTTACCTCGTGTTTGTCCACCTGTGACATTAGCTGATTTTAATATCTGTGAGACTTCTTCTGGTGTTTTTTGATAGGCTCTTTGCATCCATGTTTCAATAGTATCGTTAGAAAGTGGCAACGTATCTACATTTTCGCCTTTCTTAGACGCGTCAGTCGTGTCCTGTATAGGATTTGCGATTTCTTGTACAGGTGCTTTAAGATCTGGATAATCCGCTAATACTTCTTGCGGTACTGGCTTACCTTCAGATAGTGCTTCTTGTACTCGCTCTTGATGTACTTCTAATAGCTTGTTGTGATATAAGTTGGTTGAGGTAATATTATTCTTTGCTGTGTTGCTTTCGCTTTTTTGCGCCCACTTGACAGCATGAGTTGGGTTTTTATTACTTTCAGCTCTCGCTGCTTTAGCATTCTTAACAGCCTCTTTCTTATCTTGCTCTAATTCTTTACGTGTTTTAGCCCAGTGGTATTTATTACCTGAGTAATCGCGTATTAATTTTTTATCTGCTTCAGCTTGAGTTATCTTTTCATTAAAAACAGCAGCATGAATCATTTTGTCATAATTAGAATCTTTGTAGTCACGCGGATCCCAAGAGTTTTTATACTCATCACGCGTCATTTCCCAATCTGGTTTTTTAGCTGATTCTTGTACAGAGGGATACTTTAATTCTGGAAAATTACTAGGTAGGCTATCTAATACATTTTGCGGAATAGTCTTACCAGCATCTATGGCTTTTTGAAGAGCCGCATGCTGAGTAGACATATCAGTTGCAAAGGATGATCTAAATTTACCGCTATGTGATTCAGTATTCTTCCAGCGCTTATAAAGCTGAGTATGAACAAAGTCATGTGCTGAGTTATACACTCTTGAGCCGCTACGTAGGTTATGACTGAACTTTCCTTCTGGCGTAATAGTATGAGCTACCTTGGCTGTTTCTTTAGCCATCAGTGCATCATAGCCCTCACTCTTATTTGTCAAGGTATCAAGATCTGCATTAACTTTCGCTAAGTTTTCTAAACGTCTTGCTTCATGTTCTTTATCTTTATGCTGACCATATTCCCTATCAGTCATTTCCCAAGGCTGTTTATTTGCTTGATCGTTGCTTGATAAATCGGCTGTTTTTTGGGCTTGTGCTACGGTTTCTGTGGCCTGTGTGTTTGATGGTTGCTTGATAGCTTCAGCTTCAATAATATCTTCGCCATAATTCTTAATAAGGTTTGTTCGTCTTAAGCCATCTAAGCTATCAAATACTTCTTTAGATATCTTACCGCCTTGATCTAAGTGTGACCTGATATCGGCGTAGTGAGATCTTCTCAGCGAATCATTGATGCCTTTGCTATTAGGAAACTGTGCATTATTGTTACTAACATATTCTTCGGCAGTTAATTGATGGTTATTATTAGCCTCAATTACATCATTATTCTTACCATGATATTCATCCACTAAGAAGTCATGGGTTTGCTGAGAGATAGCACCTGAGTTTAATAAGGCATTTAGAGAATACTTGCCTTCATTCGTTTTGGTGCCATTTGATGCGCCATCTATAGGTGTATTGATAGATATGTGTGCTGTGTAATCTGGGTTGCCATTAGCGTCGGTAGTTTGAGTCAAGCTATGAATTGCATCACTGCGCCTAGAGTCATTGGTAAATCGATGATAGGCACCACCTACTCCATCTATAGACCGATGCTCTGTCTTTGCCGCTCTAGTAATCGCCAGCCCTACTTGTTTAAGTTTTGTCTTAGGTACTACTTCTTGCGCTGCTGGAGTGCTTGCCTGTCCTGCAACATCAGTTGACGTTGGCGCAGTAACTCCTGTTGCATTTGCAAGGGTGTTTGATAATATTGACTGAGTTTCTGTGGTTGTGTCATTGTTTCCTGGCAGGGTATTAGGTTTAGGTACAATACCAAAGCCACCGTCTACAGGGACAGCGATATGATCTTGTGGGTTGACTGTTGGGTTACTACTACTAGCAATGGCAACCTCGGCCATCTTACGTGTCTTAAACGGTGTATTAGTGCGTTTATTTAGTAAGGGTGTAGTTACGGCTGTGCTTTGATCAGCGCTCGTTTGATCTTGCGCCTGAGTTTCTGTTTGCTGGTTCGCTTGCTCATCTTGTCTTTGTTGTTGGTCTGCGAGTTCTTGCTGATAGGTTTGTTCATCAACAATATCTTGTCTTAAAATAGGTGTGAGTAGGCGTTTGCCTGTTGTCACAGAGTGCTTAGTTAATCTATCTTTGTTGCTGTCTAAATCCGATTGCAGCACATGAAATGCAGTACCGGTATTTCTATCTATGACAGAGACTAAGGGATCATGTGGTGCATTATCAACAAGTGAAGTTGCGCCTGATTGCTCAAGCGCGTCTGTACCTAGCAGCCCTTCTTCTTGGGCATTGGCATTTTGGGTTTCGCTGGTGCTTTCTTGGCTGCCATTGATATTCTCCGCTTGAAGTGAGTAGGCCGCATCTGCGGTGTTATTTAATACATTATCGGGATTAGTGTTATCGGGTAAGCCTTGTAGTTGTTCATCTGCAACTAACGAGTTTAATGAGGGGTCAAGTTGGGTATCGTCAGATTGAGTATTGGCACCAGAGGTTGACTGTTGACCGCCTAGTATTCTGCTAAGATAGTTTTGTGTTTCAGTAGGTAATGCCGATTGCCAGTTATCCCCTGCTTTTGCGATAGCATTATTAAGATTACCCTCGCCATAGTTATAAGCAGCAACAGCTTTTGCCATATCACCGTTATAGTATTTAACTAAGCCAGCCATCTTCTTGCCGGCAGCATCAATAGACGCAGGTGCATCGTGTGGATCTATGCCATATTCTTGTGCTGTTGCCGGCATGAATTGCATCACACCTCTAGCGCCTACAGGACTAACCGCATTAGGATTAAAGCCACTTTCGTGAAAGCCCATAGTGGATAGTAAGCCACTAGGCAAACCATAATTGCTTTCAGCTTGTTGGAATAAGTTATCGTAAGATGAGCTGTGTAGCGTTGGTGACTGATTAGTATCAATAGCAGTGCTATCAATGACAGAAGTGTCAGTGCGTAGGTCTAGGTTATTATCTGGGTTGATGTTGGTTTGTTGTTTCTGAGTATCAGGAGGTGCTACTTGTGAATTTCCACCGCCTCCCATTAATCCCATTACACCACCAGCAATACCACCTTGCAGGCCAGCGTTGACCACACCTTGATTAAGTTCTTGATTAGGATCAACATAGTCTTGCAAGGCTTGATTATTGGTGCGCTGCTCTAACGCTGATTGTGGTGCTTCTTGCGCTAAACCTTCTAATGCAAAACCTTTAGCGGCTCTTTTTAAGACACCATCTTTTATTTCATCTTTAGCTAAACTATTGCCACGCAACATACCGTAGACACCACCACCGGTAGCCATAGATATTAAACCAGTTTGGATAGCGGTATTAGCAAAGACATCATCACCCGCTTTAGTCGCTAAAATATCTCGGGTTTGCTTAAGTCTTTCGTCAGGTGTTAAGGAGGGGTCAGTTTCTTTGTGATAAACATCAGCAAACAAAGGGTGTTCTGCTAAGGTGTTAATATCGGTACTGCGTATTTGATTTTGTATTTGTGCTGCGTTACTAGCGCCAGAATAAATACCTTCTGCTGCACCAAAACCAGCTGCACTACCTAATGTAGTGTCTATTGTTGCGGCTGTTAAACCTTTTGCTAAACTACTACCTAATGCACCAGAACTAGCGATTTCAGCTATTTTCCCACCTAGACCTGCCGCTTTTGATACCATTGATGCACCAGTAGCTAAAGGCGCACCGACAGCACCCATAACAACTGTGCCAGGCAAAGAGCCAAAGACATCTTGGCTTAATGTACCTAAGTTATAGCCACCGTAATTGCCATTGTCATCAATTAAGGTTTTCTGGGCATCTGCTTGAGCTTGCTGTGATTGTCGTGCTGTTAAGGTCGTTTGTAGCTTCTCATTGGATTGCTGTAAGCCTTGACCTAAGTTAGTTGCACCTGCTTTTTCTAAGCCATAACCTATTGAACCACCAATATCGCCAACACCTTTTAGTAAAGGGATTGATACATTGCTCCGAAAGGCATCTGCTTCATTTGAAGTATCAGGTATCATTGCAGAGGTATCCATTCCATTGGCATTGCCATGAGCAATAATGTCACTATCTGACATGCCAGAAAATTCAGGTATGTCTCTTACTTGCTGCAAGGTTAAAGCCATGTGTTGTCTCCCGACAGGTAGCTCAATAATTAATGTACTATTTATTTGTTGTGAGAGTTCTCTATCCTTCTGATAGCACTTAATTTAGCTTGTGCTGTTAAATCTGGATTATCTAAAATGTCATTAAATGGCCTGTAGCTCCCACGATATTGCTTTTCCAGTTCATTATTTTTAACAGATTCCCTATTAGATTGTCCTTGTAAACCTGATTGCTGATCACTGTTAATAATATTATTGACTGTTTGGCTATTACCTTGTGGTTGCTGTTGCTGGGCTACAGGTTTAATTGTTGATTTCCATTGTGCTTGCCCACTAGTAACCTGTTGTTGATCTGATGGAGTTCCATACGTTCCTTCTTTTTTATTGAAAGGAATTGCTACTTGATTGCCATTGCTATCAGTTATCGTTTCTGAAGTATACGCATCCTCACCTTTCTCTTTAGGATAAGCATGGGCTATCTGTGTTTGTAATAACCTAAGTGAAGTAGGATCAGAGTTGATATAGCTGGCAAATTGATCCATCGCATCAATCTTACCCACTACTGCATCTAAGGGTATGTTGCGTACATTAGGATCAAGATTGGCATTAGCCATTCGCTTATCCGTCATAGGCGCATCAGTCCACTTTAATTGACCATTCGGCATCTTATAAGTAGTCTTAACACCCGCGACCAGTGCTGTGCCATCTGAATTTGGCATCACATCACTAATCTCGATATTCTCTATGATGCCACCTTTGTATTGCTGGTCCATACCGTCATACTTTTGACCAATCTTGCCTGCTTCAATGTCTTTACGCATCGTGGCATTCAGCGCACCTAGTACACTAGTTTTGTTTTGATCCCAATGAGTGGGATCTGATAGGGCTGATTTAATATTTGCAACATGCCCAGAAAAGGCTGCTGAATTTTCTATCATACTTTTACCGTCTAAACCGGTTACGGTAGACCATGCTTCAATTTGCTTTCTTGCCATTTTAGGATCATGTGAAAGACTCACGGATGTCTGTCCAGTGGTAGGATCTGTTGCTAACATAGATTGTATGACAGGCATCGCATCGGATTTATCTATCTGTAGCTTTTCTCTGCGAGCCTTATCTTGCTCAATAGCTAATCTATCTTGCGCGTTCTTAAATATTCTATCGGCTTGTGCAGCTTGCTTATTAGCTTGCGCTAATTGAATGTTATTACTTTGAGAAGTTAATCTATTCTGGGCAATATTTTGCTCTTTGTCAGCTTGTAACTTATTAGTGTTATACAGCTGAGATGCTTCATTATTAGCTTTAGTGAGGGCTAAATGACTTGTATTATAAGCCGCATCAGCAGAGTTCTTCTCTCCTTGCAAACCCAACTCTTTATTTCTAAAATCTAGTGTTGCTAGATTATTAGCTTGATCCTGCTCTATTTTTTTATTCTCAATCTCGTTAGCGCGTCGTCGTTGCAGAGCTTGATCCACCATGCCGAAACCATTAACAAACCCTTCTGCAAAACCTGGACTACTTAATCCTGAACTCATTGTCTTATCTCCTACTGCTATTCAAACAGGTTACTAAACTTACTCAATAGATCATTGCCTGAACTAGATCTTGATCCAACTGAACTAGATTTACCTAGTCCTTGAGGGTTGACTGGGTCAGCAGAGATAGCACCTAGTCCTTGAGGGTTGACTGGGTCAGCAGAGATAGCACCTAGTCCTTGAGGGTTGACTGGGTCAGCAGAGATAGCGGTGCTAGTATTTGCATTAGTCTTAGGTGCAGACTTATAATCTGATACGGCACCAACCCCTGCACCTAGCATAGCGCCTTGTGCAGCTGCTTTTGCAGCTATTTCCTGGGTTCTAATGCTTGATCTTGATGCTTGCAATGCATTAGCCAACCTAGTCGATTCTTCACTAGCATAATTGGCTTGTTTGTAGTTCGTATTTCCAAAGTCTAATAAACTCATAGGTACTCTCTTAATAGGTTTTGCAGTTTATCTGCTGTATTTTGTACTAAGTCCATATTTATAGTCTGAGTAAGACTAGGCTACACCACTTAAACCACCGCTAATGACAGCATTTTTTCTGTCAATATCTGCTTGCCTAGCATTATTAGTAGTGTTATCAAGTGTTTTAGATTGATAAATATTCACCGCTGAGTCCATAGCTTGCTGTTGCTGAGGTGTGTAACTTACTCCTATTCTTTGCTGATCCCTTGCCTGCATCTCTTTTGCTGAGCCATAAGCAGTATTTACTAACCCTTGTGCATTATCTAATCCCTCTTGATTATATTTTGTATGGTATTTAGTACCACTTACATCATTAATCAGTTGATCTTCTACAGGTCGAAAACGTTTTTTATAATCATCCCATTGCTCTTTAATTAACTTAGATTGTTTTGCCATTGCTATTGGATCAGAGGTTGGTAATGATTTTTGACTACTACCAATCCCAAATATGCTACTTTCTCCCATAATGATACCTATATAAGTAATTCTAAATTTTAGGCCATAGCCATAGCACTACCAGCACGCGCTCCAGCACCCATAAGGGCGCCATACGTATTTAATTGACCTTGCTTTCTAGTCATTGCATTTTGATCATTTTGTATTTGTGCATCCACTGATTGCCCAGCAAGATTAGCGAGTCCACTAATAGCTGTTGACGCTTGACCTTGCCCTTGCGCAATAACATCGCCCATACCATTTAGGTAACGATTAGTAACGCCAAGATTTGCTTTATTACCTGCTTGGCTAATGGCGTTAGCTTGATTGATATAATTTCCAGCGCCAAAACGATGGCCAATAGTAGAGCTTGCCAACCCTTGTGTTATAGGTCCTGATTGCATTTTGATTTCATTGGAGACTAATCCAGAAGCTTGGTTATGATAAGCTTTACTATCTAAGTCTTTAACATTCTTAATCCATTCATTTTGAATGGGAATATATTTTTCCTTATAATTTTTCCACCGTTCTTCAGCAATATTAGCTAATTGCCCTTGCAACGGATTAGGCGCAGACGTAGAACCTTGTGTTTTTGTACCATAAAAAGTATGTGGCAAGATCAAACAAAGCCAGTGTTTATAAAACTTCATTTTTGAGTCCTTCTGTCTCCCGACAGTAAGCGTGTAGCGTTAAGGCAAGTAGGGGCAGATATTATCGACAGGTAAAGTATAAGTCGTCAGTGACGGCCAGTCATGTCGTTTGGCAAGGCGTTTAAAGCCCTCGCGGGGTGAGATAAAAATAATAGAAGTGGCGTAAATATCTTTGGCTACCTCGTTGATTGCATAGCGATAATCAGCAAAATCTTCGGTTGATTCACTATACCATATCCAGATAAACAATTCTTTGGCAAGTGTGTACTGATTTTCCTGCGGATTACAGATAATAAAGACTTCATCGAGGGTAAAGCAAAAGGATTGACCACTCAGGCATTGGGCATAAACATCTTCAGGTCGCCAGGGGAAATTCCGGTCCTGTTGCAGTTTAGCGACCTTGGGTTGAATCTTATCCCAGACCAAGCGAATGTCTTGTAGGACAAAGCGTTTATCTAAGGTGCTATCGGCCATATCACATCCAATGGGTAAGTAGGTTGCAGGGTAATATCGCGTAGTGCTTGCCGGTAATCTTGCCAGGCTGGGTAGAGTAAGTCACCTAGTCTGGTTTGTGCAGAGACGGTATCAGTCCAATCAGAATCAATCAGCAGCGTTTGTCTTGTTGCTTTAATAGTATGACTCAGATCGTCATTGATAGCCTCATCTGATAGGGTTGTAACAACGACATAATTATTGCCCTCTAGTTGTCGCATAGCCACTTTATTAGCTATAGAGAGCTGAGTCATATCTAAAGTAATACTATCCGCTAATTCAAATGCAGTGACTACATTTTCAATGGATGAGTGACCATTTAAATTAATGTTATTAACATCGTAATGACTTGGTATTACACCTGTTGACTGCTCTATTTGAGTGAATAAAGATTCAACCACCGCATTATCTTTGCTATAAATTATATAAATTGCCATCTTAGTATGCCTGATAAGGGTAAGCGATATTATCTATTGCCCATACAATATAGGAATAGGTAGTAGTGTTATTAATTCCAGCCGTTCCTGCTCTACTCACTAATTTTAATTCAGGTTGCTCTGTAGTGGCATTAACTTGAAGCGTCACTTTAGATGCTGGGAAATCCGGATTCGTAGTATCAGCTGATTCACCAACAACGTCCATACTAATAGGTTTATTTAAAGAAGTTTGTGTACTGTTACGAAAGTAAACGCCCATAGACATTTCTCTCCATAAAGCGTGGCTAACATTCACATTATCATTCTCCCAATAACCTGTAACTTGTGCTTTTAATCTAAACATGCCTAATGTAAATATAGATATAGGCAATATTACAGTTTGTACAGCAGTCCCAAAGATAGTAAACGTATAATTACCTTCAAAAATAATACGATTATGATAAGAACAACCAAATAAATTTAACGCATTTTGGGTTATTTTTGAATCTAAGCCATTTTCATCGAGTTTAAATACCGAAGCATTAGCGCTATTCCATCCTTGAATACCATAAGTAGCCCCTAAATTACCCATTTTAACACGAAGCGCATTAGAGGCATTCACCACACTAATAGCATTAGCCGCTGTTAAGTTGCTAGTCTTTAAACTAGCAGCACTTAAAGTACCAGTAACCATTAAGTTACCATCAATGACTTGACCTCTCACTGACCATGTACCTGGATTGCCGATAGTTGCAACGTATTGTGTTAATACCCAAGTCGGTGTTGTCGTATTGGGGTAGCATAAGGTCACTTCATCGCCAACAACTAATGTTGATTGATTATTGGGCATAGCCATAATAGCAGCATAAGCAGTTGCAGAATCCCATCCTGGATAACCAATAGCGGCATAAGTTGTAAATGGTCCTCTACTGCCATTACTGCCATTACTGCCAGGGCTTCCATCAATGCCATTTTGAAAACTGATAACAGGGGTTGTCCAGCCGGTAATAGCTACTGCAGACGTATTTCCAGCTGCGGTCGATACCACCGCTCTTGATGTATATACGGCAGTTGTTCCAGAAGGTATTGACGTGTACCAGGTCGCGCCTGTTGATGTTGGCACTGCTAAAACAGGTGGATTGCTAAAGGTATAAGTGCCACCGGTTGGCGTGCTGGTTGGCACACCTCTAGTAAATACAGTGACCTCTGCGACGGACGCACCTTCAACTCTTACCGGTTTATCCCATGTGTAATTTGCTGAGGCAGATGCTTTAAAGCCAGCGCTTGACCATAATGGATTAGCACTCGCAGGTACTGAAGCGACATCTGTGTACCATGTGATCGGTGCAGTGGGTGTGCCAGGTGAAGCAGTCGGTGTGGCAGGTTGTGTTGCTGACCTAACAAAGACAATATCCACAGAATCGCCACCTGCTCCTGTTGCTCCAGCTTGAGAATAAGATAATGATTGTTGTTTTGATATTGTTATTTCTGTGCCATCTTGTCGTTTTGCAATAATTGTAAAATCTATTTTAGCAGGACTGATTGTCATGCTATTTGCATCGCCATAGGTTAAAGTAGTTGTTCCTGTTCCAGTTATGGATCCTGGCGTAATGCCTGTGGCAGCAGTTGTTACCCTAAACGTGCTATTTGCATAAGGACTTGATGAATCTTCTGTTAAGGCTGTTGTGCCTTCCCACACATTGATTTTAGTCCCTGATCCCGTATAGGTAACAACACCTGCAACAGTTCTTGGCAGCGTATGTGCTTCATTACTGAGCATCACCGTAATGCCATGCGATCCTGCTTTTAAACCAATCATGGTCATTTGATCTCTGGCCTCAATAGCTCCATCTAGGCCATCTTCTCTTATTTGTACTTCTAACTTATCTGGCATTCCAGTAAATGTAGATTTTGGCGTATAGGTATAGGTATTTGAAGTGGTAGCTGTTCCAGTGCTAACATCATTCAAAAAGAACTCATAATAAACAACACCGACTGTATTAAAGATTGTTGCTGTAATCACAGAAGTAGATGGGCTGGGATTTGCCCCGTTGGTATCATAAGTAAAACTTTGCTTAGGCGTAGTTAATGAGACGGCCCTAGCTGCAATACCAGCTGCTCCATCAGCACCGGTTGCACTTTCTAAGGCAGCATTAATCTGTCCTTGATTAAATATCACTAAATCGTTATTAGCTTCCAGCGCAGGCATGACCCATTGACGCAGCCCGTTTAGATTATCGGCATTGGCATTAATATTCGTGATAGCTGAATTAAGTGATTCCCGTACAGACGATAACACATTGCGTAATTTTGGCTCTAGGCCTGCGGGTATGCTCGGTACTTCTCTCATTGTAATTCACTCACTGAGTTAGCGATTGCAAAGGATTGCAGGACACCACTGCCAGATACTTCTATTTGAAATTCTTTGGCACGATAACCGCCAGGTAATCTCACTATACTGCTGTTGGTGACTGTTGTTGTAAAGACTAAAGAACCATCTGCATAGAGTTTAAAGATCACATCCCCTGTTGCATAGAGTCTTAGCGCAGCAGGACAAACAGCGGTTGCCTCCCTTGCTAACTTGCTTTTCCAGATATAAGTTTGATTACTGCCGGTTTCCCAGGTTGAGATATGACCCGTGTTATCTAACACATAGAGCTGATCTTCACTCAAATCATTAAAGCCAGACGATACCGTAAAGCCTGAAATATCCGTTAATACCGCAGGATCTTGACGACGATCAAACATGAATTGTTTGGTATCTGAAAAGCCAATATAAACACCTTCGTATAAATAGCCCCGCATCGTACTCGGTGAATAGGCTTGCCATTGATCACGGGTTAAGTAATTTTGTGTCTCAATCGCCATGTCATTAGCAGTAACCGAGCAGAGGCCGTCCGGTGAAGCAAATAACACATAGCCGCCCATATTAACGATACTGGCTTTATTAGCGCAGGTTTGTTGATGATCTATGCGAATAGCGCTTAAGGTGCCTGGTGTTGAGCCAGTGACCAAATAAGGCGCATCATCGGTAAAGACCACTAATGAGTCGCCAGTGGTTGCTATACCAGTGATATTGCCAGTAAAACCTAATTGATTGAATGGATTAAAGGCATGAGGAAACATCGCTTCACTGACACACAAAGAATTACCTGAGTAACCGACAATAAAGCCATTCGGTGTTGAGGTCACGCTTTTCATATCGAGTGGCGGTGGGAACCAGTTCAGCGAAGGCATGGGTTCGCCTAAAGCGACATCGAGAAGATTATCATTAAATATAGTATTGGTTATATCGACATCAGCAACAAATAAGTATTCTGTACTCGTTGTACCCGATGCAGTGCGATAGATACGTCTTTTACCACCGGTTACATTATAAGGTCTTGAGGCATCGGTTGTGGTATCCAGTTTAGGGGTTACATCACCGGTTATGCTGGTTGGGAATGTTAAGGTCACCACTTGTAAATCATTAACAGTAATCTTAACAGCGCCACTTGGAGGACCTTCTTCGCCTAAAGGACTGACATAGGAGTAAACATAACTACGATCTTTTTCGGTGAGATCGGCATAAGCAGATGCCAATACATCGCTATTAGTCAAGTTTGTTCCTAACTGTATGCCGGTAATAGATGTCCCGACTTTATTGAGTGAGGAATCAAAGTAAAAGGCTTTTGTTAAGGCAACGGTGGTTTCTGAGGTGTATAGTGGAGTGCCAAGGCCATTCTTGGAATACACGACGTTTCCGGTTAATGTGACTTCGACTTGGAATATATCGGTTAAGGCAAAAGAGCCGCAATCTGCTTTAAATACGCCATTTTCGTAGACCTTTAAAAGTCCCGCTGTCGTAGTGACTAAGGCAAAGTCAATGTCATTCATACCCGCTTTTGTTAAGGGCGCTGTATTTAAGCCACCGGCAGCAGGTAGCGTTAAGCTACCAAATTGAAACTTGGTGATGCAAGCGCCTGTAATGCTTTGTGATGAGGTGGCTTGGGTATTCCAGCCAGTGCCGCCTTTTGTTTTTGAGATGCTGGTGCCATTGATGGTGGTATAAGCATTATTACTTGTGAGCGCAATGGTATCTGCTTTAAAGATATTAGCCGCAGTCGCTGTACCTGTGCCAGCGCCAACACCGGTTGCTGTAAACTGCGTACCCACAACATTATTAGCTGCGCCTATTGCAGTGAAATTCGTATCCCCCGGTGTCAGTATCTTATAAGACTGACCTACAATGAAGTTACCGGCTGCAACGGTTGCCGTCAGTGCGGTAATGGCATATTGACCAAATTCTATATTACTAATTAATGAGAAAGTACCTGATCCTGATGCAGCGCCTTGCAGGGAAGCATCCATAAAAAATGTTTGCCCACCCACTACTTTTTTATTCTTTTTAGTATTAACAGGGTCATAGGTTGTATAAACAATGGCTCCGTTTTTACTGACATTAATGGTGGTGCCAATGTATTCAATCTCGAATACATCCGTACTCACATAAGTAAATGTGGCTCCACTCGCAACGACAGCGCCACTATTCAATACTTGGTAAGTCCCATTAGGTAGACCATAAACAGCCCAATCGATATTTTTAAAGCCTGCATCTAAATTAGGATCTGTATTAATACCTACAACAGCACCAGCTAGACCTAAATTAGAAATAGAGAATCTCAGTACACAATTATCTTTATAAGATAAGGTAGAATAGCCTTGTACCGTCCAGGTTGTACCCGTTGAGGTTCTTTGCAGTCCAGGTGACGAGATAGCGGTACCATTACCTGTACCGACATTAGCACAGATAAAATGATTCAGATCTGTTGCATTAACAGGCGTGACGACATAGGTTTTTCCCGTAGTCCCCGCAATAGTATTCCAATTAGCTTGTGTCGTTGTTGTTCCGAGTGAAGTAATGGTGTAGTAGCGGCCTACCACAAACGCGCCTGCTGTTGAGGTAATACCCGCCACTTGTGTTGCGTTACCGAGCAGACCTAATGTACCAGGCGTAAAGGTTTTACCACCTGTTAGCGTGTCACTGGTTGGACCTGATTCAGATAATACCGGTACCACACTGGGTCTAGGCATACCTAATAGATATTCACTGCTGGGTGCTGGTGTCGTTAATGAGGTATCAAAATATTGATACTTTGGCTCACCATTACCGGTGATATAGATGCGTCGATAGCGATCATTAGGTACAGGGCTTCTAATGACATTGACGTTTTGTGTATCCCATCCTAACCAATTAGGTGTATTTTCAGGTGCTTCATAGCGATAAATAGATCGATAGCTACTGGTCGTCGTAGAGACTTGCGTCACACCTTTTAACGCTGTAATCGCACCACTATCAATACGCAGATTAGTGGCGACTGTTGCCATATTATCTTTTAGCAAGTGGTCGCTGACTTTTGGTGCTTTACCGGAGAACTGATCAATTTTAATCGCCATGATTAAGCCTGCGGTGCTTTAGTGGGATTGTTTACTGAAGCATCTGCATTCGCTTTTGCCGTTAAAGCGTTAATGAATAGTTGATAGTGTTCTTGACCACGTGCGAGTTGTGCTGAGTTATCAAAGTCTTTACTAAAGGCACGATACAACACATAGTCTAATAACTCGGTTTGAAAGTAGTCTGGGATGGTAATCTTAGTGCCGACATTAGCATTAGCGATCAATGCCGGTAGGGCTGAATACACGCACTCCACATATTTAGCTATAGCCGGCTGTGGTGGATAAACATAGAACACTAAGGGATCTAAAGTGCTGTAAACATAATGTTTAACAACGCCATTAGCCATTGTTGTCGTCCAACCTGGTATGCGTTTGAGCATAATCTCTTTAGGCACATGAGTAATCACTGCACCGACTGTTGTGCCTGCTGAACCTAAGTTATGCGGTATATCCAGCAACAAGATACCATCGCTGGGCAGAGATTGTTTAACCCCTGCTACCAACTGCACTGCACTATTTTTAACATTAGCTTGCGGTAAGACGGTTGCAATATCACGCTGACCGTCATTGAGCCAACCTAGTAGTTCAGAGACTAACCAAAAGGATTGAGAGACATCAGCCAATAGTAATGAGGCCTTATCAATAATGGTTTTAGCATCGGTAGTAGAGGCCATGAGGGTTCCTTATTGTGGTGGATTAGCTTGTTGAGCTTGCTCACCCGTATGTAAATAACCACTATTCTCAGATTTCTCAATGGTGTATTTAATGCCAATCGCTTGCGAGAACATTTTGTAATGGATCTGGCTACGATCTGATTGATTGCCGTATTCAGAATCTTTACCGAAGGCGCGATAAAGAACGTAATCTAATAGTGCATTAGCGTAAATATCCCTAACCGTAATCACCGGTGTTCCTGAAGAGGGAATAACCGCAGGCACTTGTGAGTAGACAATTTCAATACTGGACATACCTGATGCAGGCTGTGGCGGGTAGACGTAAAAATCGACATTACTGTCAGCAGGATCATAAGCAATGTGACTGACGACAATGGATGTTGCTGCACTGGGCCAGCCCACTATAAATGAATTTAAGAAGTTACGAGTGACTTGCCGTATGACACCGCCTGGCGTTGTCCCGCCCACACCCATGTTACGAATAAAGCCATTAACATACAGTGCATCAGTGGGTGCTGATTGTTTGGTCCCAGCGACTAGAGCAACAGTAGAGGTAGTAGGATTAGCATTAGGCACTAAGGCACAGATTTCAGATTGCCCGTCATTCAACCAACTGAGTAGTTCAGACGGTAGCCAACGAGTTTGTGAGGCATCAGCCAAAAATACTGAAGCCTTGTCGGTGATTGTTTTAGCAAGCGTAGTAGAGGCCATGAGTAGTCCTAGTTGAATGGATTGCGATATAAAGTAGATTGTTCTGAGGCGGCTCGATTAACCGTGTCATATAACGCATTACGTTTGTGACCAAAGGCTTTATCAAACTGACTTGAGTACATAAGGGCTTTATTAACGTCTGTCATGCCATTGTTATTGATGGAGAAGAAACGAAACAGGCACCAGTTGCTTAAGTCATCATGGTATTGGCTGGGTGTTTCCATTGATACAATAGGCCGACGTGAGCCGTCCAGTTGCATCGTGTAAGATTTGTCAGGCATTGGATACAGCGTGAGCTTGGTATCATCCTGAAAATAATAGTTGGGGGTAGCGACTTCGGTAATCCATTTATTGATATTAAAATCCAACTCGCGTCGAGTGGTCTTTATAAGCGGCTTGCTCTCGCCACTCAACCGAACTGAATCTATAAAAATAACGCTAGGTTTTATTGCATAGACCGATACACCAGAGGTGACGGCTATATCGTAAGTGCTATCCAGTCGTAGGAACTGAGCGCGTTCAGCGGCTTCTGTCTCAGCTTCACTAATAAAGCTGGCCAATACGGTATCCGGAACAACATAAGGTTCTACATCATCCCCTGAGTAACGTCTGATTAACGCAATGAGCGCACTCTGTTTCATTTAGATGGCCATGGCGCTGTACGGATACGCAGGGACTTCACGTTTCACAATCGACTTAGTGACTTCATCTTGGACATAAATGTCTTTCACAGCATGTTCAAGCACTTCCACTAGAAATGCCGGTACGATCACTTCCATACCGCGTTTAACTAACCACGTCTTACCATTAACCGAGATAGGCACATCAATAGAGCCTGTGTCACCTTCGGTTTTATGGATCATGAGTTTAACTTTTTTATCAGCAACAACCGGCACAGTATTACTTGCATCACGGATTTGCTTCTTTATAGAATCTATACTGAAGCGAGCATTAGCATCAACTCCGAGTGATTTAGCATGGTCTATCAATTCTTCTTTGTTCTCTGATGTTTCAAAATCAAGCATGAGCTTTCCTTATTTAAAGTAAAAAGAGGGTACCTATTGCTAAGTACCCTCATTGTCATTATGCAATCATATAATGGAACTAAAGCGCAGTCGCTCCCACCTCAATACGGGCCAACCAATTTTCATTAAGAATTTTGGCAGCGAAGTAAGTTTTCCAACCTACAAAGCCAACTTGTCCTAATGGATCAGATTTAGAAGGTGTCCCAGGGTTCAATACACTTGGAGTGATTGAGTTAGCACCTTTCAATGGCACTAAGCCATACGCTTCTTTAGCAACGAATATCAGTGGATAAACATCGATGTTAGTCGCGTTATCAGCAATCATGCCAGTTGAGGCAACCGCTGCACCAGCGGCTTGGAAAGGCACCATTAGTGGCGTCAAGATAAAACGAATAGATTCAACAGAACCCAATTCTTCAGGACATAATGGTTGACGTGAACCGTAAGACGCAACTGGAGTAAAACCAGCTAATGCACGAATATCCGCTTCCAAATCAGTATGACCGAAAGCAATATAACCACCTTCAATCGCTTTTGTTGCATAGCCAGGTGAAGAGGACAGCATTGAAGTAACCGGTTTGCCTCGGTTAGCACGCAAAGATCTAACAACCGCACGAACACGATCAAGAGTAATCTTGCTGTTGACAGATACACGAGTAGAGTGACCGATAGTGTCATAGAATACGTTAGTACCCGCTTTGATAGCACCGTAGGTAATCATTTCAACAACTTCAGCGGCTTGTTCACCGGCCATCATCGCTGCATCTTTCAATACAGGATCTTCAGCCAAGTCATCTACTTTGTCAGTGATAGCAATAACCGCACCGTACTGAGCAATAGCAACAGTGACATCTTCATACGTCATTTGTTGAGTAGT